TATAGTTTCGCTAATAGTAGTTGACTTAATATAAATACTTTTTTCCATTGCATAATAAGAAGCCGATGTACTTTGTGTACCAACAAGCGTAGCACCTGTTAAACTATTAGTTGTATTTATATAAAAATAATTTATAGCCGTTCCTGACGCTGTACTTCTAATTGCTCTATTTAATAATTTAACTACGTCCCCAGTTGCATAAGTATTAGCTGGTATTAATACTGACTTCATTAAAGTAATAGCAGTTGTACCTGTTAAGGCTGCACTATCAGTAATGTCTTTTGAAATTACTTGTAAAGAATTATTAGTGCTACCTAAAAAAGATAGGTTTTGTAATTGAGTAACTCCGTCGCCAATTTTGTATGTGCCTGTTTGCTCTAAATAAATAAGCTGCCCTACATTTAAAACCAAAGTAGGGTTAGCAGCGAAAAAAGCAGCGTTCTTATAACCTAATTTTATATTTACATTTGCCATTAAACTATTGGATCTATTATTGTTGCTGTATTACTGTTTATTGTATCTATAATCTGTTGTAACACTTCGACTGTGTAAGTTCCCGAAGTGGTAAATGTTTGTAAAGTATTGCCCGACTGGTCTTGTATCAATACTTGAAAATTACCTACTATTTGGTTAATCGTGCCACCTACATAAATATAATTATTATCTAAAATATTACCGCTGTTAATTGGTAGTACACAACTATCATTTCCGATTGCAGAACTAATTGTTAAATCAAAAAAGTGACCGCTAACATCATCATCATTACGTTCGGTAAAATCAGTTAAAGAAATATTTGCATCAAATTTAAAAGCACCTAAATAACCGCTGTTGCGCACTTGCCTTAAATAGTTTGGTACATCGTAACATAAACGCTCAACATCGCTTAGTATTTGATTTACGTTGCTTATATCCTTGTTTACTAAGTCACTAATCACAATCATATATTTGCGACTAACAACACTTTCGGTAATGCTGCTACCTTGCAATATTACATTCATAAAAGGATAAATGATTTCTACGTTTGTGTCCGCTTCCGATTCGTCACCAAAGTAAAATGAATTTATGCCTTTGTGCTTTAACGCAAAGTTTTTAAATAATTCTATGTCTTGATTAAGTGTTAGCATTTATTCTTCGTGTCTGCGCCAGTAATTAAAACGATTAAATTCTTCATTCCCAAAATCTAAGTCACCACGCATTGCAACTCCGTTAGTATAATTTCTTACAGTTGGATTCATGCCGGTGTTACTAGTTTCTAAATATTTTGGAAACGTTGCAGTATTTTCAACTAAATAATCAGTAACTAATTGAGCGTATCTTTCTGCATGAATGCGCCATTTATCCATTAAGAATTTAACGTCGCTAATATCTGCTGAACTTGAACTATCACTTGACTTTACTTGTATGCCTTTATTTTGGTACGCAAATTTAAAGTCTGGTGACGCTTCCATTTTAACGTACCAACATAATGCTTTAGCAATATAATCATTTATAAGTGCTTTCTCATTTGGGTAGCTTGACAAAGTTGGGTTGGCAGTTATCTTAGTTTTTAAATCGTTATATAATTGCGTGCCTAATATTTTTTGTATATAAATATCTTGCACCATAATAATAGTGCTTTCTAATTTTTTCCAATCTACATTACCATCAACCCCTGCGAGTTTTTTAAAGTAGTCCTCTTGTATAAATAAAACGTCAGCCATGTTATTTTTTCTTTTTTCTTAAGCGAGTTTCTGCATACCACGAATGATTACAAGTGCTATCTATAAAACTACCTTTGTTAGTAAAGCCTCCACGATAATCCCAAGCATTGTCTCCAAAGTCATTACTCCAATTATCAATAGTTTCAAAATCCCAACCCATTTTTTTATTTTTTTGTTTACCTATTACTTTTTTACAAAAGTCGTGCGAAGTGCTTAATAAATTTTCACTTATTCTATTTGGATTTGATGAATAACTAACACCCTCATTTAAATCGTAAGTATAAAGCGTGTAAATTTCATCACTTTCAATTACATCAGTTTTTTTTTCTAACCCTTTTGCTGTTGGTTTAAATCCACTAACCGAATCCGTTAATAATTCTTTATCAATTAATCGTGCTATACTTTGCTCAACTTTATAAAATTCACTTTGAGTAACACTAACTAATTCGTTAATAGACATACTAGGATTGCCTTTTAAGGCATTTAAAACAGCGTTGTCTAGTTCTTGTACGGTTATGATTAAAGCATCGGCAAACTTCATTATTTGACGTTCGTATTTTAATGCTTCATTTGAGTTCCTAACTCGTTCTCTTTTTAATACAATATAAGTTGATGGATCTTCTATTATGCCTTTACTTTCTAAATGCATTAAGAATTTATCCTCACTTATTTCCTTTGACATTTTAACTTCAATACCTAAAATTTTCTTAGCTTGATTTTCATCAATTCCGTAAGCAGTTAATCTCGTTACTGCTAAATGCTCATTAATTTTACCTTTAGTGTAATCACGAACAATGCGATACATATCGGCATTGTCAGCAGCACTTAATCCTGTTAAATTATCATTTGTAATTGTTGCAGTAATAGGTAAAGGCTGTCCATTTATATCGGTAGGGATAGCAACCAATGGCTCATATCCTTTTAACTTTCTACGTTCATCTTGTGTTAAATCTTGGTCGTTACTTAAATCCGCACCAATTAAACTAATCGGCTCAAGCATCATCTCTAAATATTCACCTGTTTTTAAAAAAGATAAATAAGATAGGAACTCTAATAAATCACTTTGTCTTGGCTCAATATAACCTTTAACAAATAACTCTTGTAAGATTAATAAATCTGGACTGCCACTTAAAAATGATTCGTCAAATTTTATATTAAATAATTCGGGAGCCATTTCGTGACCTGCAAATATCTTTTTCATTGCGCGCTTTGAAGTAAAAGCAAATTTTTCAGATAAATCATTTACCGATACATCAACTACTTCGGGTGCTTTGTCATCACGATCCGAATGTGTAATCATTAAACTTTCTCCATTCTCACCTGTGTAAGTGCCTTTAAATGCACGTTCAATTGAATGAATCATATCATCCGTTGGCTGTCCGTTGTAGAAGTTTATTATTTTACCTACTGAAAAACCGCTACTAACATAATTCTTATTGAATGTACTTATATCAATATCGGTATTAATATCATTTACTATACTTTGATATTGTGCAGTTGGATATACGCTTTCTAATTTACTAGCACTTGCTGTGTAATATTTAAAATCAATAAAGAATGTGCCGGCTGTTCCGTTATTTTCAAATTTATAGATTGTTTTAATATCTCTACTTTGAGTATTTTTGCTCCAATTTTTAGAAAAATATAATTTAGTTTCACACTCCGAAATTCTACAATTAGCAGAATTCAAAAAATAAAATTCAATCGGTTGACCTTGCAAATTAGTTATTACTTCTACATAAACACCATTAAATAATTCGGTATTTGTTGTTAGTTTTTTTCCGCATTGGTTTAAACTTTCTTTACGGTTAAAATTGTCAACAAATGTTTGTACTTTAATTGTATCAACTTCATTAACCGCCTTAATTCCTTTGCCAAAAATATAACGTGATTTACGATTAACAATTGCTCTGTGTTCAGGATGCTCGTTAAATAATCGTACCAATTCTTGAGGATATAAATTATCCTTACCATACTTTATGTAGCCTTTTGTATCTTCGCTAAATACCAATTTTGGTAAAGCCTTAAAGGTCATCATATGCTTGTTATCAATATACTGAAATTTAACCGCCATATACTATTGTGTTATTTTGATTGCCTGTGTAAACTGGATAAGTACTCATTTGAGATACTACATTCAATTTACCTTTATCTATTAAATTTAAAGCTAATAACGGATTTAAGTTTACTGCACTTACTTGTTCGTAAACATTGTATTTATAAAAGCCGCTCAACTCTAAACTAAAAGTACCATTCAATAAATTTTCAGTTACATTCTCTATAAAATCAAATTCATTATAACGTAATTTATTCGCACTTATATCCGCAGCAATAAAGCATTTAACTGCATTACTCATATCGTTAGTAACTTCAAATAAATACTTGGCATTTGTTAAAGTAGTCTTTTCGCTAAGCGTTAAAATTACTTTGTTAGTTGTATTTTTATTAATTAATATCACTAATATAATATAGTATTTTTTTAAACTTTTACAAAAATAAAAAAAAGGCAACCGATTAGATTACCTTTTTATAAAATATTAATTAGTTATTTATTATACTAATAAACCAGCAATAATTGCAGTATCAACTTTAACCGCAGGCACGTTTGAACGACCTTTGATTGTTAGCGTGCTACCTTGATAATCACCCATTGCAGTTCCTGATTCAAATGCTGAATCAATTGCAGTTGAGCCGAAAGTTCTACCTAGCATCCAATATTCACCGTTGTACATCTTAGCAATTAATACAACTTTGTTACTTAATAATGTGTCTAATTCTTGTTGATCTAAAGTATTTAAACCATTTGTTTTGATAGTACAAGACCAGTCATAAGCCTTAGTACCATTTGCGTTAGTTCCCGCACCAGTATAAGACCACATTGATTGTTCAGTTTCTTGAGCGTATGATTTCCATGCTAATGTTTTAGTAATAGCAGTTACTACATTAGCTGTTAGCGTTGTAGTTAATACGTTTGCAAAAGGAGTAACTAACCATGACTCTACGCCAGCGGTTGTTAAACAGTCTTTTAAAACGTAATTTTGAGTTAATGGACAAGGCATCTTTTTATAATTTTATAATGTTAAAAATGAAAGGGGTTAAATCAATAACCCCTTAATTATTTATCCTACGTATAACGTGTTAAACTTTTGGTTTGTAACGTGAGCAAAGATTGTAAAAACTACGTCATAGAAATAATCTTTACGAGGCTGAGGGAACTTATCAATCATTACTTGATTTAAATCTTCCATTAAGTCAGTACACCATTTGATGTTACTTGGTAATGCTACAAACATAACGTTCTCAGCGATTGGAACAAATTTAATCTCTACACCTAAGTAGTAATATTTATCAGCAACCATGTCAACACTAAACACATCACGATATGTCAAGTTTACATTTGCAATATTAATTAATTGCTTGTGTGAACGTGGAGCGTAAATGTATGCTTTTTCATCAGATGCACTTAAAGTTTCAGCAACGATACCAGCATATAATAATTGATATTGT